GAACCGACAGGCTAGCCTGCTTTATATTGTCAGGAGAAGATACCATGAACCCGCCCTCGGTATGTTTGAAGGCGGACCAAAGACGGTAAAGCAAAAGTGAATTTATATTGGTGCCCAGGAGAGGACGCGGGTATCATTTGAAATCAATGACTTATATGTTGATAATAGTAATAAAATAGTAATTGAAAAAGAAAACGCCGCGACCTCGGCAAAGGTCAACGGCGCTAAAGACGTTGTGGAAGGCGTCTGTATCTTTGAACACTATATCGCACTTTTCCCCATTTTGGCAACACATTGGGGGGCGCTGGTATGAGTGTTTCTAAGCAAATCCCTGACAACATCCGGCGCGTGTCGCGTTGCGTTGGTTACTCGCTTTGGTTGGACAACGAGCATGACTGGTTCAAGTTACCAGTTATCTTGCGGGCGCGACTTGATATTCGCCAACGCGCCACTCTGGCCTTCATGGCTCTTAAATCTCTTAACAGAGACGACGCGTTAGAGACTGCCAAAGCTGTATTGGGTGGGGGGGCTGGTATGCCTTTGCCCCCTTTCCTTGATCCCATGAGTGAATCTGAGTTTTGGGCGGGTATAGCTTCACCTCAAGAACTGGAGGCATATTGCCTTGCCAGCTTCCAAGCCATGCCTGTGACCCGACAAGCCGCGTTCCTTGAGTTTATTCAAGGGAGCAAAGCAGCATGAACATTATTAACATGGGCGATGCTGCCCGTTCACGCACATTCGAAATCAAGAGCCGTATACTCAAGCTAGGCGCGATCAAGCCCGTCCTAACAAGCAATTACATGGTTAAGGGCTGGTTAGATCGTAACTGCCTTTCAATGCTCTACGGCCCCTCTAATGCGGGTAAGACTTTTGTGGCCTTGGATATTGCCATGCATGTAGCTGCGAGCAAGTCATGGCGTGGTGTGCGCGTCAACGGGGGGCCGGTCCTCTACATCGCTGCTGAGGGTGGTGCAGGTATCCGCAACCGCCTTGCTGCAATTGTCTCTGAATATCCCGAAATGTCGAACGCTCCGTTCAATCTGTTACCTATCAGTCTGGATCTACATGGGAACGGTGACGCGCTGGGCGTGTGTGAAGCATTGCCGGACGTTTCCCCTGCCTTGGTTGTTGTGGATACACTGGCCCGCTCAATGGGTATAGGCGACGAGAACACCGCCAAAGATACTGCTATGTTTGTTCGCAACTGTGACCTTATTCGTGAAGCTACGGGCGCTCACGTCATGGTTATTCACCACACAGGCAAGAATGAAGAAAGCGGTGCACGGGGTTCATCTGCCTTACGGGCTGCGGTTGATAACGAAATTCAGGTCACATCAACAGGCGAAATTATCTGTCGAAAACAGCGCGATCAGAAGCAACCTGAGCCACTGAACTTTTCTTTGCGTTCTGTAACGCTTGGAGAGGATGAAGACGGCGACCCCGTTACAAGCGCTGTGGTTGATAAAGGAGAGGCCACCAAGCCTCAACGCAAGCCAATAAGAGGCAAGAGTGAAGTAGCTATCCAAGCGCTGGGCGATGCGTTGCGTGACCACGGAACAACCAAAGATAGCAGCGACTATCCAAGCTGCCTTGTGGTCCATGTAGACCGCTGGCGTGAGGCTTGCCAACTTCATGGATTAACTAGCGGGGCTAGTGACAGCTCTGCCCGTGTAGCCTTCAAACGCGCCAAAGATAACTTAATGGAGATGAATGAAATACGTGAATTCGACGATCACGTTTGGAGGGTTCAATATGATTAATAACGCCCCCCGTTACATCCGTTACAACCCGTTACAACTTCTAAATTGTAACGCTAAACCTAGCCGTTACATGCGTTACACCACCCTATGGGGTGTAACGTTTGTAACGGTGATGGTGGCAATGCTCCAAATGGTCCCAATGCCCCCGTTTAACAGTGGTGCTGTTACCGTCATCTCAACTCTTGCGTTCTCTCTCCCAAAAAATCGGGGGAAAAATCATGGATAGGGCATCAAAAGAGGCATCGGCGGCGCTGCGTTTCCTTCCGAAGTTGGTTGTTCCTGAGGGGCGGCTTGCTGGAAAAAAAGTGAAACTGGCGAAATACCAAAAGCAATTCGTGCGCGGTGCCTTTGCCAAGGGTATCGAGGCCGGGGTTTTGAGTATTGGCCGCGGCAACGCTAAGACCGCCTTGAGCGCGGGCTTGGCCTTAGGTCACTTGATGGGCGAGATTGCCCCCCAGCCCAAGCGCGAGATTATCTTTGCAGCACGAAACCGCGACCAAGCCAAAACGGCCTTTGGTTTTCTGATCGGCTTTATCGAGGGCTTGCCCGAAGACGAACAAGAACAATTCACGATCCGGCGAGGTTCTAAACTTGAGGTGGAAACCTCTGAGAATGGTGGCGGTCTGGCTCGTGTTATAGCTGCGGACGGCAAGTCAATTTTGGGCGGTGCGCCAACGCTGGCGATCTTGGATGAACGAGCCGCATGGGAACGCGAAAAAGGCGATTCTCTGGAAAATGCGATCTTGTCCGGTCTGGGAAAGCGCGATGGTCGCGCCTTAATAATCTCAACATCTGCCCCCGATGATGCGAACACCTTTTCACGCTGGTTGGATGAACCGCCCCCCGGCTGTTACGTCCAAGAACATCGCCCTGACGCGGGCTTGGCTCCTGATGATCTGGAAAGCCTGCTGGTAGCAAACCCCGGCGCCGCTGAGGGCATTGGCCCCTCTGCGGAATGGCTGACGGCTCAGGCGCGGCGGGCGATTGCACGGGGCGGTTCTGCCCTGTCCAGTTTCCGCAACCTTAACCGCAACGAACGTGTGGCATCTGACGATAGGTCTGTGCTGCTGACGGTGGATGAATGGCTATCTTGCGAGGTGTCGCCTGACGATCTGCCCCCGCGTGAAGGGCCTGTTGTTCTGGGCATCGATCTTGGTGGGTCGCGGTCTATGTCGGCGGCGTCCCTGTATTGGCCTGAGACGGGCCGCTTGGAATGTGTTGGGGCTTTCCCGTGCAAGCCCGGCTTGGCGGATCGTGGACAAGCTGACGGCGTGTCTGGCCGTTACATCGAAATGGCGGATCGTGGCGAACTGGTGACGATGGGTGACGCAACTGTCCCTGTTGCCCGTTTCATGGCGGACGTTGTGACTAAGCTGGACGGTCAAAGCCCTGTGGCAATCGTGGGCGATAGGTTCCGTCACGCTGAGTTTCTGGAGGCATTGCGTGACGCTGGCCTTGATCGTGTGCCTTTCATTTGGCGCGGATTCGGATGGAAAGACGGCTCTGAGGACTGCGAACGTCTGCGCCGCGCCGTGTTTGAGGGCGAGGTGAAAACCATGCCTTCGCTGTTGCTGCGCTCTGCATTTGCGGACGCAATCACATTGGTTGACCCAGCGGGCAATCACAAGCTGGCCGCTGGCCGTTCTACATCTCGGATCGACCCCGTTGCCGCAACTGTTCTGGCTGTGGCGCAAGGCGTCCGAATGCGCCGCGCACCCACACAATCAAAAGGGAGACTGGCATGGGGCTGACACAAATTGCATCGCGCCTGATTAAGAAACATGGGCAGGCGGCGACGTTGCTGCGCTTAGGCGAGGAAATTGGCGACGATGGATATGGGAACGTCATTCACGGCCCCGATACATCTTATCCGGTCACGATGTTGTCTGCGACATATGCAATCGAATTGCAGCTTATCGCGGGTGGCTTTTTGAAAGTTGGCGATCAAAGGGTGCTGGTGTCTGTCGAGGGCTTGGCGGTTGAGCCTGTCACCACGGATAAACTGCTAATTGACGGCACTGAATTTGAGGTGCGGCGGGTTTCACCGCTTTCCCCTGCTGGGGAGGTCATATTCTGGGAAATGCAGGTGCGCGATGACTAAGCGCAAAGAGCATGTGCGGCACTCTGCGCGGGTCACACGCGGCCCCCGCTGGCATTCCGTGCGCAAACAAGCGTTAGAGCGCGACGGCTGGGCCTGTGTCCAGTGTGGCACTCACAAGCGGCTTGAGTGCGACCATATCAAGCCCGTCCGAACGCACCCCGAACTCGCCTACACGCTGACCAATTTACAAATTCTCTGCGGTGCCTGTCACACGCGGAAAACCCGAATTGAGGTGGGGCATAAGCCCCTGACCCCAAAGCGCCAACAATGGCGCGACCTGCTGCGCGATATGCAGCAAAACCCGTCGAGCATAGGAGATAAATCATGCTGACATCGAAAAAGCTGGAACTGCGACGTTCCGAAATCCGCCAAAACCTTGCGGAATTGGCAAACATCGAAACCCCGTCTGCGGACGAAACCCGCAAGATGGGCGAACTTGATATGGAATACCGTGCCAAGGAAGCCCAATACCGCGCCGCGCTTATCTCTGAGGATGAGGAACGCAAAGAAGCAGGGGCCGAACTTGAAACCCGTTCTGACAAAGAATTTGCGGAAATGATGGGTAATTTTGAATTGCGCCAAGTGGCTTTGGCACTGGACGAAGGCGCGGCCTTGTCGGGGCAAACGGCTGAGATTGTGCAAGAGCTACGCGCACAAGGTGGTTACCGCGGCATCCCAATTCCGTATCAGGCACTTGAGCAACGTGCAGGTGAAACTATCGCGGGTGACAATTCCGACCCTATGCAAACACGCCCTATCATTGAGCGCTTGTTCCCCGGATCGGCTGCGGCTCGCATGGGTGCGCAATCAATCAGCATTCCGCACGGTTCTGTTGAGTGGCCCGTGACAACTGACGGCGCAACCGTTGGCTGGCAACCATCTGAAACGGGCAATGTTGGCGGCACGTCTGCTTACAAGACGGCTGACAAGGCGCTTTCACCTGACAACACTTTGGGCGTTCAAATGAAGATCACCCGCAAGGCTTTGAAACAATCCGGCGCGGCTCTCGAAGCTGCTGTTCGTCGTGACATGAATAGCGCAATCGGTGCTGAAATGGATCGTGTTGTTTTCCTTGGCTCTGGTGCCTCTGGCCAGCCTTTGGGCGTTATGACCACACCGGCAACCTATGGCATCACGTCAACGGCCGTCACTGCTGAGGCTGAATGGTCGGCGTTCCGCGCTGCTGTTGTTCGTTTCATGGCTGGTAATGCGGCGGGTTCGCCCGATGCTGTAAAGCTGCTGATCCGTCCTGAGGTTTGGGCGCATATGGATGATCGGTTGATCAGCGGAACGGATGTTTCTGAATGGGATCGGATGGTACGCAATATTCCAGCGTCTAACATCGTGATGACCACAAACGGGCTTGCTGCCCCAACTGGCGCGATGAAACCTACTAACGCCTTGTTGACCACAAACGCGGGCGGCGTGGCTCCTATGTTTGTCGGGATGTGGGGTGCTGTGGATCTTATCCGTGATCCATTCAGTGACGCACAATCCGGCGGGCTGCGTGTGACTGCGCTGGCAACAATGGATGTGACCGTGGCGCGTGGCTCTCAGCTTGAAATGCTGACGGCTATTCAAACGGCGGCAAGCTAATGCTCTGGGGCGGTTCTAAAGGCGGGCTTGAAATCCGCACCTCTGCGGACGGTTCTACCGTCCTCAGGGGCCGCTTTCCCTACGCAATCCCGACTGTCCTTAGTGATGGTCGGGAGAAGCGGCGGGAGGTATTTGAGGCGCGGGCGTTTGGCGCGTCTGTTGCCGATGGTGGTGACGTTCACTTTCTGGTGCATCACGACATGAACAAGCCGCTGGCGTCCCGTGGCGCGGGTTCCCTGACCCTTGAAGATACTGACGATGCGCTGACATTTGAGGCCACGATTGCGCCTGAAATGCGGTCTGTCGGGTATGTGCAAGACTTTCTCGGCACTTTGGCGGCGGGTTTGGTGGGCGGTATTTCCCCCGGCTTTCGCGTCCCCCAGGGCGGTGACACAGTGAAGCGATCCGGCGCAGGAATTATGCGCGTTGTGCGATCGGCTAACTTGATCGAGATTAGCGCGGTCACAAAGCCCGCCTATCCGGCGGCGCAGATCGAGGCCCGCAACTGGACGCCTGACCATGCCGTGAAACCCCGCACAAATGCAGCGCAACGGTGGAGGGCATAAAATGACGGACCTATTGCAAGAAAATGAAGCGACCCCGGCAAGCTATCCCGATAGCCCGTCCGGGCTTTCTATCCCGGCGGCGGCTCTGAACGCTGAAATGATCTGGGAACGGATCGAAGCATACACGCGAACCCGCTACACGGAGCGCGAAGTGGTGTGGACTGTCGAGGGTGGCGAGGGCGAGAACTGGACGCCCCCGCTGTCGCCTATCGCGTCTCACACGGCTGAGAAGTGGGAAAGCGGCGCATGGGTATCAACGGCATTGCCTGACGGACCCGTTGGCCTTTGCCTGTCCTCTGACGGCGTATTCAAGGTCACGGCTCAAGTGGGCGCTGGCAACCCGCCTGCGGCTGTCTCTGAGGCTTTCCGGCGTTTGGCTGAATACATGGCTGACGATACGGACCGAGCGGGCGTGTCCAGCTACAGCGTGAACATGGGCGGGGCCATTCAAGAAAGTTATCAGCGCAATGCAGCCCACGCGGCCCGTGCGCTTCAAAATAGCGGGGCGGCTGACATGCTGCGCCCATATCGGAGGCAAAAATAATGTGGCCATTCAAAAGTAAAATTGAAACGCGGGCGACATCCGGCACCGGATACACCGCACAAATGATCCAAGCCCGCACGGCTTACATCACAGGCACAAGCGGACGGGCTGAATTGACGGCAACCGTGCAAGGGGCAGTTACGCTCTGGGAAAACGGTTTGTCTGTGGCCGATGTGGAAGGCACTGACCTGCTAACACGGCGGGCGTTGGCAATCGCGGGGCGCATGTTAGCGCTGCGTGGTGAGGCTGTTTTCTACATCACCGACGACATGCTTATTCCTGTCTCAGATTGGGATTTGTCCACGCGCTTTGCCAGCCCTACGGCCTATCGCCTTACCCTTCCCGATGTAGGGGGCGGCAAGTCTGTCACAGCATTGGCTGGCGAGGTTCTGCACTTTCGTATCGGTGTGGATGCAAACCAACCTTGGTTTGGCACTGCGCCTTTGAGACGGTCCAGCTTGTCGGCTGATCTATTGGAAATAGTCGAGCGGGCGCTTGTCGAGGTCTATGGTGACGCGCCGTTGGGGTCGTCTATCGTGCCAATGCCTGAGACACCCGAAACGGACCTTGCAGACATTGCACGGGGCTTTCGTGGATCACGGGGCAAGGTGCTGGTGCGTGAATCGGTGCAGGTGCAAGCGGCTGGCGGTCCAGCTCCGGCGCAAGATTGGCGGGCAAATGATTTGACGCCTGATCTTTCCAAAGCATTGCTGGACAAGACGCTAGACCAAGCCCGCGACCAGATCAACACGGCCTTTGGTATCTTGCCCGGACTCAACAACAAGGCGACCACAGGGCCGATGGTGAGGGAAGCTCAACGCCACCTTGCAAGCTGGACCCTGCAACCAATGGCTGAGGTCATGGCAGAAGAAGCTACGGAAAAGCTGGGCAACGCGGTCACGCTGGACGTTATGCGCCCCCTACAGGCATTTGATAGCGGTGGACGTGCAAGGACGGTCACTGCGCTTGTGAAGGCGCTGGCAGAGGCAAAGGCGGCGGGCGTTGATCCAGCGGCGGCGCTGCATTTGGTGGATTGGAAGGAATAGCGCAAAAAGGTTTAGCCCCGTTGGGGCTTGACCGTTTCTGTTGTTTCGGTGATTGTGTCAGTGGGCCTAGAAACCCTGACTGTGATAGCCACAACACCTGACTGAAGTTTCATCCGTTGACGCGGATGGTGGCAAAAATCGTGAACGCTTGGCGGCGGCTCACATCGGCATCTTAAGCCGGGGTGTTGACACCATACAAGACCGCTTGCGGAAAAACGTCATGCCTCTCTCACAGGAGGTTTCTAGCCCCCGGCACCAGCCCGTTGCTGAGATAGGCCCTAGAAAGCCAAACTGTGAGAAATTACATGCAAAAAACAACTGTCGAAACCCCAACATGCACCTATTCCTTTCACCCCGAAATAGGCGCTGACCTGTCCACAATTGAGGGCCGAATTGAATGGTTTTGCGCTAACTTCGATGTGGCAACGCCTAAGTTGGAATATGACGAGAACGCGCCTGACGTGATATTGCTTACCGATGAATTGCTAGAGTGGGTTAAGCGTGAGGGCGTCAATATGGACTGGACTTTCCGTGGGTCCGTGGCGGGTGTTCTGACCTCCTATCGTAATACATACCGCGTAACACCTCAAAGCTAACAACGGGCCGCACTGCTGGGCCAGTTTGACGACCAAGAACGCGCGAAAGTGCATAGTCCCGCACAATGGGGCTTTACAAGTCCCGTGCTGTGGGGTTATTAAAGTGAAAACACTTGAGGCTCCATATGACAATCGACCACAAAGAAATCTTTCGTAAACTTAAAGAGGCTCACCAGATTCTCGATGAGCCTCAATTTATTGTATCGGATGTTTGCGAGATTACCGGGGCTACTCCAAAAGCGATTGAGCATTTTGTTGATCCTAAACGTGGATTGGTTCACTTGGTCGGCGATTGGGTTAATCCTGGAACGGGAAAGCGCCGCCGCTTTACTGGGGATCAAGTCTTGATGATTGCAGCTGCATATGCTGTTAGCCGGATAGGCTTCCCGCAAAGGTGGTCAGTGCAAATTTCCGATATTGTCGCACGCCGGGCAACTGGGCGGATCAATGGTTTGGCAACAAATACAGAAATGACGCTTCTAACATATCCGTTGAAGAACGGCGATTGGGCTTTCGAAGCAATCTATCGCGAAACCGATAAAGAGCCGACATTGCCGTTGGCGGTTATGGCGCTGGATGTGGATCGACTGATTGACGAAACACTTACGCAACTTCTGGCGATTGTGAACAATGAAGCTATTCCAGATTTTTCTTTTCCTGATCCTGAAATAGAGCCATCGCCCTACAGTCCCAAGTCGAACTTTTTCCGGTCTTGGGAAAAGTCGCCGTCTGGCCGCTGGGTTTATGTTGGGCTGACCGAAGAAGAAACCGACGAAATGTTAGAGATAAAGGGCTGCGAAATTCAAGGTGATGATCTTGTGATTGTCGGCGAGGGACGCCGGGGGGGGCAACGTTTCCTTGATCTTACGGATAAGCACGAACGTGTTCGATTGGCGCTTGTCGCGGAATTGGTGGGGAGCGAATAATGAACCAATTCGTTCTCATATCCCCCGACGAACTTCGCGCGATGATGCTGAGCGTTGTTTCTGAGGCGCTGGGCGCTACAAAAGGCCCTGAGGTGTGGTTTACGGTGGCAATGGCCGCAAATCGCCTTGGTAAGTCCGATAAGACAATCCGCAACTGGATCAAGGAGGGCCGCTTTACCCGCGTCTCTGGTGGTGATGGTTCGCCCTACTTGGTTTCCTCTTTGGAAGTCGATGCGTTGAGCCTTTCCGCCAATTCATCGCCTGACGCTTCGTAATATGTCAGCAACTCATTCAGGTTTTTATGTCCAGTAACCCGCGCCAGATCGAGAATTTCCAAACGCTTTGCCAAGCGGGTGATTGCTTCGTGACGGGTGTCATGGAAGTGCAGGTTTTCAATCTTGGACCGTTTTACGGCGGCGCGAAAAACGCTGTCCCGGCTCTCGGCGTCGATATTGAAGGGGTGGGCGCTGCTGTCGGTATTTCCGTTCCTGACGGCCTCAAGAATTTCAAGGGCGCGTGTGGTCAAGGGAACATCCCGGCTATGATCGTTCTTTGTTTCGGGCAAGTGGACCACGTTGCCGCTGACGTGCCTGTTGATAATGTCGCGAATTTCCCCGGACCGCATGGCAGTCTCAATAGCAAACAAGAACATTGCGCCCGTGATCTGCTTTTCAGTGACCCAAGGTTCGCTGGCGAGGTCCAGCGCCTCAGCCAGTTTGTCAATTTCATCTTGGTAAAGCCTACGCTTTCGGCGTTTTGCCTTTGGGGGGCGTCTGACTTCAAGCATTGGGTTGATGCGCAACAAACCCCATTCTTTCGTGGCGGTGGCAAATACGTGTTTGAGCAGGTTCATTTCACGCGACACGCTGGCAGGCTGGACCTTTCCCAAGCGCATATCACGCCACGCCACAAGGTCAGCGGTGGTCACATCGCCAATGACGTATTGTCCCAAGGGCTTGCTGTTGACTTGATCGGCGGCGAAACGATTGAGCCGGATCACTTCCCAGCGTTCGCCTTTCTTGCCTTTGGATCGTTCGAGGGCATAGCGGTCAAATACTTGACGCATGGTGTCGCCGCTGTCGGTTCCGCTGGCAACATTTACTTCAAACTCACGCGCCCAGACTTGAGCCTCACGCTTGTTGGGGAACGTCTTGGCCTTGCGAACGGCCTTACCGTTTACGCGCCGCGCAACCTGAGCCTGCCAACCGTGGGCCGTTTTAAGAATCGTCGCCATGCTCAGAATAGTAACTGCGTAGTAACTGACTTGGCAATGGATGGGTTACGGACTTCCCGTGATCTTCCTAAATCAGCACAAAACAAGGATAAAGGAAAAACAATGACCGAACATGTGCCAAACTTAGGAAAGCGTGGTGCCCAGGAGAGGACTCGAACCTCCACATCGTTGCCAATACTAGCACCTGAAGCTAGCGCGTCTACCAATTCCGCCACCTGGGCAGGTGTCGAGGCTTTGCGATGTAAAGCGGAGTGGGTGGG